GTCAGCAATACAAACGTTAGGCACGTAACCTTTACTGTAATACTTATCATTGTTGTTCATTGTTATCATTGCTTTCAACTAGTAGAATTTCCATAGGAAATTAGTTTAGATTAAACTTGTTTGTTAATGACGACCTTTACCCCCCTATAATCCCCCCGCAAATATATGTAATGTATTTTGCTTACACAAGGCTTAATTCAATTAATGTAATTTTTTTTTACATAAATAATTTTTTGTATATTTAAAGTATATAAGCTATAAAGATGAATAAAAATATTAAAGAGCAAGGTTTAGTTAAGTCGCCATACAGTAAATCTCTAGGTGTAATTAAGTTTGAAGAATTATCAGCTATAATTTCAATGAAGGATAGCGGTAGGGATTTGTATATGTTCTTATTACAAAATCAAGACAAGTTCTTAGCACATAACGGAATAGCTTATATTAACCCTATTGAGTTAGTATTCTTTTTAGACGTTACTAGAAAAACAATATACAATGGTATCAATTCAATGATATCATCTAACATATTGAAAAGATGTAACGTAGTAGGAGAGTACTACTATAACTTTAAATATTTTCCAGAATGATACTAAAAAGAATAACAGAAGAATCTGTTTGTATTGACGGTGAAGTATTATCATTACAGAATGATGGTCTATACGGTACAGAAGAACAAAGACTAAAGCCTAGAGTTGTTAATTGCTTATTAAAGCTTTTAATGGCAGAGGTAGCTACTGATGAAGGTCAGTATGTTAATCAGATTAATACATTGCTAAAAGAAAATAAAATAATAGGCTCACTAGGAATATGTTTGGAACTCTAATAGATATTGACACAGATGGTAACATTTTAATGAAAGATAAAGGTGTTGCATTGTTGCCTAATTTATTTAAAGTCTATAAGGATAAATACCTTGGCTCTAAGGCAGTCAAATGGATTGTAGCTATGCATGACTATCGTTCTCCTTATAGGTCATTACCGCAAGGGCAAAGAGAAACTATGATTAACAATATGTTTTTAGAAAAAGACAAATGTACTTTTAAAGGAAAGCAATTAGTTATAGATGCTATAAAAGAATATAAAGCTATTAATTACGACCCCGACTATGAAGAATACCGTTCAATGGTAGATAAGTCTTCAGAAGTAATACAAGTGTTTAAGCAACTAAAAGTTGATGCTGAGAACATTAGTACAATAAACGATCTACAAGTAGAGATGGGTAAGGCTGCTAAATCACGTAGAGAACTTAAAAACGCTATTATAAAAGAAATAGAAAGCGGAAATAAAATGTCAGGTGTAGGTGGTGATGATGATTTATCTATTTTTGAACAAGAAGAAATGTTTAAATAATGATAGAAGGAAATAGATATAAGCCAGTCATATATGACAAGAATTTAAAAAACTATAAAAAGTTTAATCCTGATACTTTAGAATATGCTCATTTTTGGAAAGAGCAAAGAAAAAGAATTTTAAATGGTTATAAACCAACAGGAGGTGTATGGATTCCTGGCAATTATTATTTCTATTTAAACTTTTCTAAGATACATGGACTTGCACCTAACGCTAAACGTAAGGGAATGATTACTCCTGTTTATCGTGACCAAGACCACGAGTATTTTGGCGCTGTACACGATGCAAAAGAAAACGGATATGGGCTTATTGTTTTAAAAGCAAGACGAAAAGGTTTTTCTTTTATGAACGCAAACTTATTATTACATGAGTGGGTTTGTTATAGTCATTCTGAAAATGGAATAGGTTCTCAAAAAGAAGACTACGTACTTGATTTCAAAAAAAAGATGATGCTCTCATACAATGAGCTACCTAAACAACTACGACCTAAAATACTTAGAGATAATGAAGACATTCTTATGTCAGGTTATAAAGTAAAAGAAGACGGTGTATGGGTAGATAAAGGTATGAAGTCTATGGTACACTTTAGAGTTATGGATAACCCAGGCGCTTTTAGAGGTACTTCTCTTAACTATATGGTATTTGAAGAAGCGGGAGAATTTTTAAAGCTTAAAAAAGGTTATCAAGCTAATGAAGAATGTTTTAGAGATGGAGCTATTCAGTTTGGTACACCTATTATTGGAGGAACTTCTAACCAAATGGAAATAGAATCTGATGATTATATGGATATGTTTATTAATGCAGACAAGTATAATTTAAAACCATTGTTTATACCTGCAGCTAAAGTATATCCTGGTTACTTTGATATTAAGTTTGGAGTAAGTGATGTTGTAGGAGCAACAAAAGATATTGAAAACAGAGCAGAAAAAAAAAGACAATCAGGAGATATTTCTGACTTATACGCTTTTAGACAAGAGATGCCTTTAAAAGTAGAGCATGCTTTTTTAAGAACAGGAGGTTCACCATTTAGATTAGACTTATTAAACAAACAAATAGCAAACATTAAAACAAACAATAAGTTTGATGTAGTAAGACGAGGTAGATTAGAGTGGCAGAAAAATGAAAGTGGTAAAGAAATATTTGGTAGTTATCCAATATGGGTAGAAGACTTAGGAAATAAAGATGATTACGACAATGATAGTAATCCATTTCCATTTGAGATTGTTGATATGCCATTAACAGATTTAAAAAATGCAGATATAGCAGCAGTCGATCCTTATCATATTGATGATGATTTAGAAGAAATAAAAAAGAACGGAAAGGTAGGTAACAAAAGGTCAAAAGGCTGTATGTGTGTTTACAGAAGATTTATTGGTGTAGAAACGCCTGGTGAATATCCTGTTGCATTTTATACAGACAGACCCGAGAGTAAACAAGCTTTTTATGAAAACTGTTTGAAATTAGCTATCTTTTACGACAGTAAGATATTAGTAGAATATAATGATGACAACTTTTTTAAGTACTTTATAAATAATAAAGTTTTTAGATTTTTAAAAGAACGACCTAGAAGTGCTGACAGCCCATATAGTACTGTAACTAATAAATACGGTATTCATATGAAGAGTCATCAGAAAAAAATGATAACAGAGTTCTTAGATGAATATGTTAAACATCATTGGGAAGATATTTACTTCTTACCTTTGTTAAACGAACTTTGTGTTTATGGAACAGCCAATACGGATAGAGCAATGGCTTTTGGTATGGCTTTAATGCACGATGCTGATAATTTAAGAACAGTAAAAGCAAAAGAAAAAAATGATGGAGATAACGCTTTGTTTATACCTCATTTTAAAAATGTAAATGGTAATATTGTATCAGTTAATGGTATTGAAGGTTCAAGCAAAGCACCAACCTACGATTATAAATTTGATTAATAGATAAATGAGATTTCCAAAACAAAATATTCCAGAAGAAAAGAAAACAGAAGAATGGCACAAAGAATGCCTTGACGCTGTACTAGAAAACAACAAAGGCTCTAATAAGTTTACTCAAGAAAAAGTTAAAGACTATGAGAACTATTTATTAGTTCATGGTCAATTTGATGCTAAACAGTTTAAGTACGTTACAGACATGTACGGTATTACTGCTCCCGCTAGATTAGTTAACTATCCTATTATAATGCCTAAGATTGATTTATTAGTAGGTGAGGTAGTTAGTCAACCTTTAAGATGGAGTGTCAATGTAATTAACAAAAACGCTATTAGAAGAAAGAACGAAAAGAAAGTTCAAATGGCGGCTGAAGTTTTACTTAGACCACATAGGAGAGAAATTGAAAAAGTTTTAGGTTCTGAAATTTCTGACCAAGAAGTTGGCGCAGAAGTTCCTAAAGATATAGAAGCTTTTCAGAATATGAAGTTTCGTGATGCTGTAGAAGAACAAGTTCACGTAGGATTACAATACATATCCCAAAAACAAAAATTAAAGTCATTATTTAAAAGAGGGTTTTACGATTTAGCAATTACTGGTAAAGAATTTTACAGAGTAATGATTAAAAACAGAGACCCTCACGTTGAGCGTATTGACCCAAGAACAGTTATATATGATATTGATAGTGATAAAGAAACTTTACAAGATTGTAAATATGCTGGGTTAGATAATTGGTACACAGTAAATGAAATTGTAGATAGATTTCAATTAGAAGGTTCTGTAATAGATGAACTAGAAAAATTGGAGAAAATGGAAAGCAGTCAAATTTTAGAATTTAATTCTGCTTATGATGCTTACATGACTTCGGAGAGTACAGCTTTAAAAGTAAGAGTTGTAGAAATAGAATGGAAATCTTTAAAAACTATTAAATATAAAGTTTCACCTAACAAATACGATGAAGAAATTGACTATTACAAAATGGTTAAAGATGATTACGTAGCTAAAGAAGGAGAGAATGTAGTTAAAAGAGTTATTAATGATGTTAGATATTGTATTCAAGTTGGACATGAGATTATATTAAAATTTGGTAGAAGACCAAACATCATTAGATACGAAGACAATTATGCTAATTGTAAATTAAGTTTCTTTGGTGTTATTAGAAATGCTTTTAACCAATCAACACTTTCTGTAGTTGATAGTTTAAAGAATATACAAATACTATACAACATAGTAAATTATCACATCGAATTAGCGTTAGCTCGTTCAGGAGGTAAAGCATTAGTTTATGATGTTGCTCAAAAGCCTAAAGGAATGAAGCTTAACGACGTTCTTTATCATTTAAAGAATAGTGGTTTAGCTGTAATTAATACTAACGAGGAGGGTATGCAAACTCGTTCTTTCAATCAATTCCAACAAATAGATTTAACACTATCGCAATCAGTAGGACAGTTAATTAATCTAAAGGTTATGCTTGAACAAACTGCTGACCAACTTACGGGTATTACTGCAAGTAGAGCAGGTATAACAAAGTCTAGTGATGCTGTTGGAGTAAACGAAAGAAGTGTTATGCAATCAACTTTGATTACTGCACCTTTATTTGACATACATTATGAACTAGTTGGAGAAACATTAAATGCTGCAGCTAACTTATTTAGATACTGTTGGGCTGATGATGATAGAATGATGAACATATTTGGAGACATGGGTATTGAAGTCTTTAAATGGAACAAAACTTCTGCATTAGATGAAATAGGTTTGTTTGTAGAAAACTCTGCTAAGGAACTATCTAAGAAACAATCTATGTACTCTATGATGGATAGAATGGCTTCTACTGGTAGTCTTGACCCTTTATCTACTATGAAAGCTTTAAATGCTGAAAGTGCTGTTGAGGTTGAAAAGATATTGACAGAAGGTATTCAAGTAATGCAAGAAAAAGAACAAGCAAATCAAGAAGCTATGCAACAAATTGAATCTCAGAAAAATGAGATTGAAGCACAAAAAATGCAAGTGCCTATTGAAGTTGCTAAGATTAATTCTGAAACAGATATTAAAGTTGCTGAAATGAAAATAAATGCAACTCAAGGAAATTTAGATCAAGAGCAAGAATTTAATTCAGACTCTCAAGATGTTGCACAACAAAATGAATTAGATAAAATGATGTTACAAAATTCTAATTCTGAAGAAGAACAAATAATGCAACAAGGTATGCAAGACGGCTTACCTCAAAGTTTACCTGAAGATGGACAAGTGTAATAACAATTTTTTTTTATAAATTTATAAGCAATGAACGAAGAAGAAAAAGTAAACGAAACAGAAGTGGTGCAAGAATCTACAACTGAACAAGAAGCAAATGAGTCTGATGAAGAACCAACTCAAGAAAAAGAGTACACGTTTAACCCTAATGCTTTTTTTAATGAAAACAATAAACCCGAATCTAACGAAACTAATCAAGAGTCAAGTCAAGTAGAAAATAATAACTCTACTGAAGAAAATGATGATAGTGATTTTAGTTGGGATAAGGGTTTAGATTATATAAAAGAAAGTAATCAAGAAGAAATTAGTAATTCTGAAGTTTCTGAGAATAACGAAACAGAAGTTGCTAATAACACAGAACCAGACTTTGAAAACTTTTTTAAGGAAGTTGGAGTAGAAGTAAAAACAAAAGAAGAGTTTAAGGAATACTATAAATCTTTACAAGAAGAGAACGAGCTTTTGAAAAAAAGTTATCCAGAAAAGAATGAAAAGATTGATAATTTCCAAAATCTTATTAAATTAGAGGATAAGGAACTTGTTACGCAAAGTTTAATTGCTGACGGATTTGAAGGTAGAGAACTAGAAGATGCAGTAGAAAGAATGTTGGACAACGACATAATTGATATTGAAGCTAAGAAAGTTCGCAACACATTAAATAAGGCAATAGCTTCTGAGAGAGAAACTATTATAGATACAAAACGAACTGAAACTGCAAAGCAAGACAATGATCGTGAAGAATCTATTAAAAGCCTTAATGACTATTTAAATTCAACAGAAAAAATGTTTGGATTTAAAATAGCTAGTACTATTGAAAAGACTAACGAAATTCGTAAAAGTCATCAAGAGTATATTGTTAGCGGAAAGTTTTTGCAAAATATTACTGAATCAGAAAAGAATCTAGCGGATTGTGCTTGGCTTTGGGCTAATAAAGATGTTATTTTGAAAGCAATGCAGACAAAAGGTTTTAATAGCGGGAGAAAAGATGTGTTAAATCAAATCGGAAACCCTGAAGTTGACGCTAATTCTAGAACGTTTGCAGACCCTAAAGGTGATGGAGAATTTAATGCTGGCAAGTTTAATATGTAATTTTAAAGTTAAAAATTTAAAGAAATAAAAATGAAATATAATAAAGGTACTTACGGTAAAGACACCGTACAATCAAATGCTTTAGTAACTAACTTACTAAAGTACCCAGAAATTGCAACAACATTAATTAGACAATACCCACAGTATTCTTTGAATTACTTTGTAGATGGTACGTCACGTTTTGCAAAAGAAGAAGTTATTGGAGACAACTCATTTAAGTGGGCAGTTTTAGGTCGTACAAACAGACCTTCTACTCTTACAGGAGTATCTACAGGTAATGGTCTAGCAAATGGTACATTTACTTTTGATACAGAAGAAAACTTTTTAAATCCAAATGATATTGTAAGATTTCAAGATGGAACTTCTGCAATTCTTATTGGAGAGCCAACAATTATTGCTGCAGGTTATAGATTTTCTGCAAAGCTACAAACTAATGATGCAACTAAAACAATAGCTGCTTCAAACTTTACTGCGGGTAAAACAGTTAACGCTGCAGGTTCTGCATTTACAGAAGGTTCTGAAAGAGGTTACGAAAACTCTGTTTACCCTGATTGGTATGTTAACTATACTAAGATTAGTAGAAAAGCAAAATCTATTACAGGTTCAGCTTTAACTGATATTACTTGGATAGAAAACAACGGAGAAAGACTTTGGTTCTTTACAGAACAAAAAATCATGGAAGAAGATTTCTTGTATGAGAGAGAAGTTTCTGATTGGTATTCTCAATCAACAATGGATGTTAACGGAGTAGCTAAAGTTTTTGATAGCAACGGAAAACCTATCATTAGTGGTGATGGTATTCTAAAGCAAATCGATTCTGCAAATGTTGATACTTATAGTGGTGTTTTAACTGAAGAAAGAATTACTGATTTCTTAGCTCAATTATCTCTTAACACAGGAGAAATGAACTCTCATTGGATTGTTTACACTGGTACTGCTGGTAAAGTAGCTTTCCATAAAGCAATGAAAGAATTAGTATATCCATCAGGTAACTTAGTATATGATGCTAAAGTTGGAGCAGAAACTGAAATTGGAGTTAACTTTACAACTTACAATGCGTTAGGAAGTAGATTAACACTTGCTCATTGTCCTATCTTTGACGATCCAAACTTACATACTGACATTGACCCAGCTTCAGGTTATTTAAAAGAATCATTTAGAATGGTATTCTTGAACTTTGGACAAACTGATGGTGTTTCAAACATCGAAAGAAAAGTCAAAGGTGCGGGAGGAATTAATCGTTCAATGATTATTAAGTATTTGCCTGGAATGGTTGACCCATTTAATCAAGCGCAAATGATGGCTGTATCTTCAAGAGATAGTTTCTCTATGGAAATACTTTCAGAATCAGGAATGGTAGTTAGAAACCCATTATCTTGTGGACAGTTAATTTTTGCATAAAAATCTAAAGACTAAAGAAAAGGAAAATGGAAAAGTTAGCAAAAGCAGAAATAAAGAATTTGACAAAAGGATTACCTATATCAGGAATAGTCGAAGTACGTTTAGTTGACCCTAAACGTACTGGTACTATTACAGTAAGAGGTTGTAATCAAATTGACGATTTTGGTAATCATACTTGGCGACCATTTGTAGATTCAAATGGAAGTGAAAGAATAGAAAAGATTACTAAAAAAAGATTACTAAGACTTAGTATTGAGAATGATAGACTATTGTATGGTCAACTAATACATCATCCTCATTATGTTAATAGTCCTAGTTCTGTCATAAAGTTGGTTAATTTAGAAGAAGGAGCAGTTGATTTTATTAGTAAACGTGAGTTTAAAAATAAGGCTGAAACAATTATTTCTAAATCATCCGATAAAGAATTGGTTTCACTTGTAAGGGTTCTAAGAATTAACATTAAGCCTAATAGTAGCTTTAACGTGATTAAAAGAGAGTTATACGAACATATTGACAACTATGATAGTACAAAGCGTAAGAGTAACGCTGAACTGTTATTAGATGAATATAATTCTCCTGATTATCCAATTAAAGTTCTTTTAAGAAATGCGATAGCGCAAAAAACTGTAATTGACTCATTGAATCGAATGATGTTTGGTTCTGTAAACATGGGTACTACATTTGATACTGCTGTTACATTCTTAAAAAACAATAAGGACATTGCAAACGAATTAGAAAAAACTGTAGATTAAATGACTATTTTAGAAATGCACAAACTAGCCGATTTGCTTATTGATAAAGCAGATGCACCTTGGTTTACCTCGGATGAAAAGGATATGTTTATTAACCTTGCCGTTAATCAGATTGTTGATGTAAATTATCGAGTATTTGAAAAAGACGAAGAGGCGCGTGCAAAGCTAAATACAATAGTTAAAACTACAAATCAAGGTTCGGTTGATGAAGTTAATTTAACAGCAATAAATGACTTTAGATATACATTAGCTTTAAAAGGTACTACTCCTGATAAATGCGGTAATTTAGTTACTAGAAAAATATCTCCTGTACAATGGGATGATGAAGCTGGAAATCAAAATGACCCATTTAACAAAAACAGTAATACTAATTTAGGTTATGTACAAGAAAACAAAGAAATAGGTAATCCCGCTGTAAAAAGTAGTGTATTAAAAATACTTAGCGACACAAAACCTACTAATGTTATTTTAGTATATTTAAAAACACCAACTAATGTAAGCGCTTCAGGTACAATTGTAAATTGTGAGTTACCTGATAGTGTACATGAGGAAGTTGTTAATTTAGCTGTAAGAAAAATGTTAGGTACTATTGAAAGTCAAGTTCAATATCAAATGCAATCTAATGAGATAGCAAGTGAAAATGAAAATAAAAGATAGAATAAAAAAAAACAATTTATTTAAAAAAAACAATAATTAAAATTTATTACAATGGCAAGAGAAACATTAGCAATCGTAACAGGTGCAGTACCTACATTAGTAGGGAATGACATTCAACTATCACCAGGATATTCTATTAATAAGTATGCATTAAAAGGTGTAACTGCAATTAACCAAGTAGGAGTTGCGGGAACTGCGGGAACAGATTCAATTATTTTTGCAGGAACTTATGAAGTTGGAGATCAAATTAAAGTAACAATTTCTTCAAACTTAACAACAAGTCAAAAATACAGAAAGACTTATACTGTTGATGTAAGCAAGTCACTGAAAAAAGCTTCAAACACATTTACTAACAAAGCAATAGCTGACGCTTTTGCTGCTAAATTTTCAAGTGAAATTAACGCTGGACTTATTGATTACCCAATTGCATCTGCTGTAGCATCTACAGTTGGAGCTACGGGTAAACTACTTATTACTCAGAAAGGAAAAGAAAAAAGAGGTCTTGAAACATTTGTTAATTCAAGTTCTACTGCTGGTACTGTAGTTTCAACTATTGTACAGACAGTTTATTCAGAAGGTCAACCTGCTGATTTAGAAGAAGCTGGAATAGCTAAAAGTGAAATTACTGCAACTAACTATTCAACAACAACTGTAACTCTTGATATTGAAGTTGCACAGCCTTTTATTGATTCAAAAGGAACTGTTATTAAAGATTTAAAAATCTTTTGTAGTGCTGCAAATTACACTACTAGTTTACAAACAATAATCAATGCTATATAAGAGTAGTTTTTAGACAGTTATTCAATAATAATTTAAAAAAAGCTCGCATTTTATTGCGAGCTTTTTTTTATTAAATTTGAAAGTATGGCAACATTAGATAAATTAGCATACAATA